CTCGGATTCAAGCGTGAGAAGGACTACGAACGAAACACGGAGGAAGAATGATGGTTTGGGCAACTGATTTCCGCCCCACACACCTTTCCGGTGTCGTCGGTCAAGACGCTATCGTTTCCGAATTGATGCAGGTTGTCGTCGGTGAGATGCCGATGCAACACTACATTTTCTATTCCCCCGAAGCCGGAACCGGCAAGACCTCCATGGCACATGCGCTTGCGAATGAGTTGGGCTGGCAAATTGTTGTGTTCAACGCTTCGTCCAAGCGTGAGCGAGGCATCGCCTTCGTTGAGGAAACAATCATCCCCTTGACCCGAAGTGGTGTTAAGGAAAGAATCTTTTTGCTTGACGAGGCCGACCAACTTACCGACGACGCACAGTCCGCTTTGAAGGGCGTGATTGAGAATGCCGCTGGTTATTTCATTCTCACATGCAACCGCTTGCCGAAGGTTTCCCGCTGGCTCCAATCCCGATGCCAAGTGCGAACCTTCCAACCTATCGGTCAAGACCACATGATTCAACAGTTGAGCAAAATTGCCGCATCCAAGTCTCCCCATGTCAATGAGTCTGCAATAACTGTTATCGCAAAAGCACACGCTGGCGATTTGCGAAACGCCATCGGTGCGTTGCAGACTTTTGCCAACATGAAGCGACGGGATGGCGAGATGTTTCTTGACAGTCTCACCGCTCCTTCCGTTGACTTCAAGCGATTCCTCCGCCTTTGCTTCGTTGAGAAGGCGTATGAGGATGCAGTCAAATTGTTCACGGGCGAGGTGCGACACCAAGTCCGTGAATGCTTTTCTTTTGCCGTAAAAGGCAACGCTGGAACCGAATCCAAAATGCGAGTCGTGGAAGCGGCAATCACCGCCGAGCGAGACTTGCTGAACGGTGTGGATGAGGAAGTGGTGCGTCATAACTTCGTCCGTATGCTTGTTGGTGGAGGTCAAGCATAAGCCTTATAACCCCACAAAAACACCGAAAAATTACAGGAAGCGATATGATGGTTGCCTACGAAGACATGTTGAAGAAAGTTGCCGCACAGACGAAAACCGATGCTGACACCCTGTCGGCAAAGGCCGATTCTGTCCTTCTGCAAGAAGGGGCAGGATGGGAAGCCGCAGGGAAGAACGAGGAACAGCGCAAGACGCTGGCCCTCCGAGTCGCCGCCCGCCAACTCGTCGCTGAGAAGGCCAAGTTGTCCCGCTCCGGTGCTACCCTCTATGAAGGCATGTTCATCAATGTGCCTCGTGAAAAGGATTGGGCCAAGATGGCTTACAACAAAACGAAGAACACGCTCGCCGGTCTTGACATGGACGGGCGACTTGCTCTCGTTTCGCAGGGTGCTGTGGTTCTCTACGAGAACAACCACGACGGCACCTTCACCCGCCACGCCAACCCCTCCCTGCTCAACCGAGATGCCTTCTCCGAGGATGTCACCTCAACCGAAGTCACCTCCGTGCCACCACGAAGCATGGACTTGGACGCCAACACCTCCTTCTCTTTGATTTGGGACAAAAACAACACGCACTTTGCGAACGGCAATCCCAACTTCAAATACGGGGCCAACCGCCCACTTGAGGAACCCGACCGTGCGTGCCTGTTCTTGGGTCGCAAGCAAGGTTCCAACGACGCCCCTTCCGTCATTTCCATGCGCTTCAGCGGTGCCTTGGCGAAGGAGTCATGGCCCACTTTCGTGACCGGCACCATCGGCATGAAGCCAGCCAACAGGGAAGACATGGCCTACGGAACGAAGGCCACGGTGTTCACCGCTGATGCTGGCTTGACATCCATTTTCCCCGGTCCGCCCCTTGCCATCGGTGAGTCCGGCCCATCCGGTGCTGTCGCTGATTGGCTCGGTGATACGCTTTGTCAATCGCTGTCCGACTGCCACACCGGCTACGCCGCACTTGACGACAAAGCCAAGTGGGACACGACCTTCGGCACCGTCGTTGAAGTGGTTCACATTGACCCACGGGACAACGGCGGCTTCATCATCACCCTCGGAGACATGGACATCATGTCCGACGCCGCACCTGTGGAGTTGTATGTTTCCGCCAAAGAAGAAGGCGAGGTTGATTTCGGCGTTGGTTCCGAAGTCCTCATCGTCGGTTCGCCGTGGGTTTCCCGTGAAGGCGAGCAACGCTTCATGGTCAACGGCTGGTGGTGCATGAACGCCATCGCACCTCTCGCTGACACCGACTTCTCCGGCGACGGCGACGGTTGGGACGCTTGATTTGTTTAGGGGGAAAAGAATTGCACAACATCGTGAACGGAAGCGAAGCGCGTGTGGCGTTGTCCTCGGCAGTCCGTCTGCTTGCAGACAGCGTGCGTAGCACCCTCGGCCCCAACGCTCGGACGGTTCTCGTTCAGCAAGAAGGCCGACCACCAACCGTTCTCAACGATGGCGTGAAAATTGTTTCTGCCGTAAAATCAAATGACCCTGCCGTTCAAGCATCCCTTGACCTCATCCGCCAAGTCGCCCTTGAGGCACAACAGGCTTCGGGCGACGGGACGACCACCGCAACGCTTCTTGCCGAGGCTTTGGTTGAGAATTATTCCCGTGTCAACCGCAACCCGTCGGACATGAACGACTGTGTTTCTCATGTTGAGCGAGAAATCGCAAAAATGAAGTGGGAAGTCAACATGGACGATGAAGAGTTGACCGACCTCCAACGGGTCGCAACCATCGCCTCCAACAACGATGAATGGATTGGTGAGTTGATAACTGACATGTTCGCCATCATCGGTGCTGATGGACTCGTGAACCTCAAGGTTGGTTCGGACGACCATACCACATGGAGCCAAACAATCGGTTGTGAAATGCCGATGTATTATGCGTCCCCGATGTTTTCCAACAACGACCGACGCACCTTTGAAGCGGACAACCCACTTTTTCTTATCACAAAAGAAACGATTGAAGAGTTTGACGATTTGACGCCGGCTCTTGAAGTTGCGATTGAGAACAACCGTCCCCTCGTCATTATCTGCCAAGACATCAAGGGCGTGGCCCTATCTAATTTAATCGCAAATGTAGTCGGCGGTGTCGTTCGTGCGTGCGCCCTGCGTATTCCTCGCAACGACCCCGAAGAATGGTTTGACGACATTTCCGCTTTGGTGGGCGCAAGAATCCACTTTGAAAGCGACATGGAAACCGGCATCGCTCACGCTGTTGCTGGTGCGGAAGACCCACATTTCGGCTCGGCTGAACGCATTGTCGTCGGACACACCACAACAACCATTATCGCAGGGGAACGAACGCAACGGTTGGATAACCACCTTACCGGACTCATCACGCAAGCCGACGAGGCCGACCATCCATTTTCACGAGAAAAGTTATTGACACGACATTCCCGGCTCGCACGACGGATGGCTTCAATCCACATCGGCGGATTCAGCGAGGCTGAAATCCGTGAAACCCGTGAGCGGGTGGATGATGCCGTGAACGCTACACGCCTTGCTCTCAAGGGCGGCGTCGTTGTCGGTGCTGGTTGGACGCTCTACACCATCGCAAAATTCAACCGGACTGACCTCGGTGGTGCGTTTGCCGACGCGCTCAAGGTGCCGATGAACACGCTTCAACAGAACATGCCCGATAGGAACAACGCTTTCAAATGGGGCGACAACTATTACCTCAACACCAAAACGGACACGATGGAGCCAACGGAAAGCGCAACGGTTCTTGACCCCTCTCTCGTCGTCCTCAATTCATTGAAGGCGGCTGTGTCAATCGCTCGCCTCGTCTTGACGACGGACACCATCATTCTCGCTGAACCACAGGAGTTATAAGGCTACAAAGGAAGGATAAATCATGGCTTGGGGAACACAACAACAGAAGGCTGACAGCACGCCCGCAAAGGGCGGATATGACAAAGCGTATTATCGCAACCTCTTCAAGAACAACACGGCTCATTCCGTGCCTGTTCGCATGGCTCTCGTCGCAAAGGAGAATTGCGGCAAGACCGGCCTTGCTGTGTCCATCATCCGCCAAGTCCGAGCCAAGGGCAAAATTTATGTTTTTGACATTGACAACTCCGCACAGGCCACGCTTGAGGCCGCATACCCCGATGATGAGGAAATCATCGTTCTTCCCCTGCTGGACGAGCGTGACGACTCCATCTACAACGAGGATGCGTCGGTCAACTACGCAAACCTCATTGACAAAATGAATTTCTATGTGAACATCGTTGCCGACGAGGCAAAGGAACAGGATGTCGCCGGTATCATCATGGACGGTGGCTCAACCTTCCTCAAGTGGTGCGAACACGCCATGACCGATGTTCTCTTGCGTCGTGGCGTTATCAAGGAAGAAGGCGACTCCTTCAATCAAAAGGAATGGCGCACGCGCAACCAACTGAACCGGGATGTCCTTACCCGCCTCCACGGTCTGCCCGTTCCCTGCGTCGTCAACACCTTCCACTTGAAGGATGTAAGCAACTATGTGGACAACGGTTCCGGGGGCAAGGTGCTGATGAAAATTGGTGAACGCCCGGATTGGGACAAAGGCACCATGCGTCTTTTCTCGCAACAGATTTTCCTTTCCCGCTACATGAAGAAGGCCGATGCCGCCGCCGGTGTCAAGGCCGACCCTGCCCTCAAGAACACCGATGATTGGGTTATCAAGGCAACCATTGAGGAAATCAAGGGCAAGCACATGGAGCATGTCGGTGAGACTCACACCATCCTTTCCGTTGTCAAGGGCGATGTAAAGTGGACCGGGCTCCCCTTCTTGAATTGGGGTTGATTTCATGGCAAAGGTAAGCATCAGCAATACGCAACTCAAGCGGATGTTGAACATCACCAAGCGCAAGCAGACCGTCGGCGGCAAGCAACAGGCGCAGGTTGAATCCTGTGTGTTGAAGTGCGACGGGAGCAAGGCGACAATCACGAGCCTTACCCGTGATTTGACAGGGCTTACAACCGTCACCGCTGAATGCGGCGGAGCGGCGGCTATCCCCATCCCCGACATTGACCGTGTGCTTGGCATTCTTTCTCTCCACAGCGAAAACCTCGTCTTGACTTGGGAGGGCTTCAATCACAACAAATTGCGTTTCAATTCCACGGGCAAGCAGACCACGCTTGACGCTTCTTTTGACGCAAAAGCATTTTCGCACAGCCAAGAAACGATTGAACACTTTGATTCAAGGACGGTGGGTCTTGCGAACAAAATCAACCCTAAAAGGGGCACTTACACTTTGGGCGACGGAAACGAATTGCCTTGCTTCTGCTCCTTTGAGGTAGATGTAGCCGACCTTTACGATGCTTGCCGATGCGACACCATCAACGGACAACGCCTCAACCGCTACACCTTCAAGGTTGATTTGGAAGAAACCCTTGAAATTGAAATCACCGTTGGCGACCCGTCGCTCGGACAGACGACCAGCACCATTCCCGTTGAGGGCGGGGCTATGAAACCCCTATCCGATTTCACTTGGGACTTTGACGGTGGCCTTGACGAATTGTTCAAGGGTTTTACCGGCAAAGCAACTTTGCATTTCTTTGACTTCCGTGAATACGGTCAAGGTATTCGCTTCTGCGCTTCCTTTGGGAACGGCGAATGGGCTTGGGCGGCGGGAGCATTGAATTGAACAACATGGGGGTTTGCACGATTTCAAAGGCGCAAAGTCATTCCTCCGCCGTGCGAGGGGGTTCGGGTTTGGTTTTTCCCTCTCGCGTCTTTGCCCCCGCCTGTTGTTCATTGGGTTGATTTTATGGTAGAAGCACAGAAGGTTCGGAACGGCACCATGAAGTTGCTCACCAACGAGCAGGTAGAAGTGTTGCTTGCGAGGATGGGCAACCGCCCCTCCATGCGCCGTGCTTACCTCAAATTGGCTTGCCTCGCTGTGCTGAAATACGACGCAGAAGGGAGGTATCTCAACGCCACGCAGATTGCTGATTTAGCGGAAAAGTATTTGCCGAAAACAGTCGGCATGACGGCTCAACAGGTCGGAACGATTTTGGGAACGATGTCCCGAATGAAAATCGTCAATCGCTCTTACAACCGACCTCACACTTATTGGTGGAGGGACGAATGATGTGGTATGACTGTAAGTCTTGCGGTAAAAGAAAGCATACCTCGTGGACAAAGAAGAATCCGCCAACGAAGTGCGCTCGCTGTTGTCGCTTGGAAAGGGAGGGTCGCCTTGAGTCGCCGTCCCCGTAAATGCCTTCGTCGTTGCACGGGCTGTGGTCAAGAGAGGGTGACAGCCATGACCAACCACAAAGTCACGACCGATGGCGTGCGTAGACAATGCGGGATTTTCCGAGTCGCAGACCGTTGAGGTTTCAAGGGTTTTATATTGGTCGCAAGCGTGGGCGTGTCATGGTTGAAGTGGTTGACCCCAACAGCGGCGAATGGGTTCGTGTGTGTGACGCACAATTTACGGAAGCAGGTTTCCAAAGACATGAAATCAATAGCGGCGACGGAGATGTTCTCGTCGTTGAAATCAAGCATTTCATCAAGCCGGCCAAGCCGCTTTATCACAAAAAGGAATGGCTGGAACAAGAATACATCGGCAACAACCGAACCATGGCGGAAATCGCAAACCAATTCGGAATCACACCGATGAGCATTCACCAATGGCTCGGCAAGCACGGCATCCCTACCCGCAGTCGTGGAAGGCGCACTTGAAAGCCTTATAACCCTACACGCTTAGGGTGTCACATGATTGTTGAGCAAGTCGGGCGCAACGATGTGTTGGTCCGTTATCGCGATGCCAGCGGCAAGCGACAGCAAACGGCAATCAAAGACAGACTTCCTTACCTCTACCTGCGGGATGAGGATGCGGTATTCGTTGACGAGAAGAAGGAGGCGGGCTACACCGGCGTTTTCGGTGAGTCGTTGACGAAGGTCACTTGCTACACGACGGACGCCGTTCGCAACCTCGCCAAGACCGGGCAATCGTGGGAAGGCAACATCCCGTTCACGAATCAAGTCTTGACGGCCCGTGTGAAAGAGGGACAGAAGCCCTTCGCCCCCTACACGCATCGTGTTTGGTATCTTGACGGAGAATGGAAGACGGACAGCGGGCAAATCACTATGCTTACCGTGTTTGATAGTTTTACCGAAAATCTGTATTCGTGGGTCGTGATGCCTCATGGTGTGGCGAAGGGCAAATACACCGCTTTGCTTGACGCAAACAACAACCAATACGCCTATGACACGCCCGTTCTCGTCTTTGACACCGAGGCTGAATTGCTCACCCACTTCACAGCATTCATGCGGAAGCAAGACCCCGACATCATCACAGGCTGGTATGTCGCTGGTGCGGACTTGAAGCAAATCATTGAGCGGTGCAATAAGGTGAATGTTCGTGCGTCCAACATGTCGCCGCTCAACCGCATTCGTTATGACTTCGGTGATTGGGCGCAACCCATCGCCGGGAGAAATGTCATTGACTTGCGGCTTGCTTTCCCCAAGTTGTGGGAGTTGAAGAATGGCAAGTTGCCTAACTACAAATTGGACGATGTGGCGTGGGAATGTTTAGGGGAAAAGAAAACCGAGTTGCCCGACGGCCACGACACCTATTATTCGGACCCGGTTCTCTACCTTGAATACAACCGACAGGATGTGCGCTTGCTCCCTCGGCTGAACGGACTCGTGAACGCGCTGGACTATTTTATCGCGGTCCAGCATATCGCCCAATGTGAAATCCGAAGCACCCCGCATGTCACGCAGGTATTCACCTGCCTTGCCTTGGGCGACCCGGAATTCAAGAAGCAAATCCCCTCCAAGCCGATGTTCGCAAAGGAGGACTACGACGGAGCAATCGTGATGGACGGCGAGAAGGGAATCTACCACAACATCGGTATTTTTGATGTAAAAGCCATGTATCACAGCAACGCCGCTCTCCACAACATCTCGTGGGACACGCTTTCCCAAGACCCGTGTGCAAGGGACTGTGGCAACGGGACGCACTTTCTACAAAAAGAGAAGGGGTTGCTGGTGAGGCAGATGGACAACATGACCGTCCTACGCGACCACTACAAACAAATGATGAAGGATGCCGAAACAGACGAAGAACGGGTGCGGTATGACGCCCTGCAATACGCCACGAAGTCCCTCGTTGCGTCCATGTATGGCGTTGCTGGCGATGCCAAATACGGACTGTATCACCCCGACATCGCCGCCGCAATCACTTTTACCTCAAGACAAACCTTGCTCAAGTTGAAGGAGGTTGCTGAGGACTTGGGCCATCCCGTGGTCTACGGGCACACCGACTCGGTGATGTGTAAGGTTGAGAGTCCCAATGAGGGCGAGTTGTCGCTTGATGAAATGAACCGCCGAATGCACCCCATCATCGTGCAATTTGAGAAGTGGTCGTCGTCGTTTATCTACATGGGCAAGAACCGCTACGCTGGCCTCGTTTGTTGGACGGACGGCGAATCCCACGAACCCAAGCGATATGTGAAGGGCATTGAATTGAAGCAAACGAGGATGCCCACCGTGATGAAAGACACGATGGGACAGGTCATTGACGGCATTCTCAACGGGCACCGAGAACAACAAGTCACCGGGCCGCTGGTGTCAACGATTGAGAATATCATTGAGGGAAAGGTAAACCCCTTGGATTTGTGCATGAAGGGCAAGTTGGCGAAGAACCTCAACGAATACCGAAGCGTAAGTGGTTTGGCGGCTGGCGCACAATGGGCCAACAGGACGCTTGGCAAGGGCTACCGTGCCAACGACTATTTCCTCGTGGCGATTGACCCGAACGGACAATACCTTGCATTTGACGACCCGTCGGAAATTGAAGGCATCGCTGAAATCGGCTATCGCACGATGGTTGAGCGGTTCATCATGCGGCGCATTGAGCCGTATTATGAGGTGGCTGGTTGGGACATGATTCCACTACATCGGGCCGTTGAAGGCAAATCACAGGTGGCATGGTTATGAAATTGCTTTTGGGAGACTGTTTGCATCGGATGAAGGAAATGGACGATAACTCGGTGGACAGCATCGTCACCGACCCGCCTTATGGACTTTCCTTTATGGGTAAGAAATGGGATTATGATGTTCCGTCCGTTGAGGTTTGGCGGGAATGTCTGCGTGTGTTGAAGCCCGGTGGACACCTGCTTGCCTTCGCTGGTTCACGCACTTACCACCGACTCGTCGTCAATGTTGAGGATGCGGGCTTTGAGATTCGTGACCAAATCATGTGGGTTTACGGGACAGGTTTCCCCAAGTCCTTGAACATCAGCAAGGCGATAGACGCCAAAACAATTACCGGAAAATCAAGTTATTCTGCTATGGCCGATGTTGAGGACAGCAAAGGCGTTCATGTAGAGGATAAGAAGGACGATTCGTTTATCGCTTACGGGGGCGAAGAAAGCCGGCAGGGGAAATTGAGGCACGGTTCAAGGCGTAAGGCAAGTGAACCAATCACCGACGAAGCACAACGATGGAAAGGGTGGGGAACGGCTCTCAAACCCGCCCATGAGCCTATCGTGGTCGCCCGTAAGCCTCTCATCGGGACGGTGGCCGCAAATGTGCTTGAGCATGGCACAGGTGGCTTGAACATTGACGGTTGCCGCATCCCGTTCCAAAACGAATCCGACTTGGCGAGCGTTGTCAACCCCACCTTGACCACGCAGAAGGGCGAGAAGCACACCGCAGGGGCCATGACGGGTGGAATCCGTCGGATTGACGCTGGTGATGCCAAGGGCCGCTTCCCTGCCAATTTTATTCACGATGGCTCGGATGAAGTCGTGAGCCTGTTTCCCGAATCCAACGGCGGTGCTTTTCCCAAGAAGTCAAATGTGGCTACGGGAAGGCACTATGAAGGAGGGTGGGGGAATGTGAACAATGAGGTTCGCACCGAGATGGGAAATGGTTCAGCCGCACGATTCTTCTATTGCGCCAAAGCGAGCAAGTCCGAGCGCAACGCTGGACTTGAAGCGTTTGAGGACAAAAAGTCGCAACACAACGCAGGTGGTATTGGCAGAAAAGTAAGTGTTGAGAAGCGACTTGAGCAGGGCAAGGAGAACGCCCCGATGATGAAGAACATCCACCCCACCGTCAAGCCTGTGAAATTGATGGAGTATTTGTGCCGCCTCGTGACGCCGCCGAACGGTGTTGTGCTTGACCCGTTCATGGGTAGCGGCACGACGGGGATTGCCGCAACCAATGAGGGTTTTTGCTTCGTTGGAATTGAGATGGATGAGGAATACATGAACATCGCCAAGGCGAGGATTGAGCATTGGTCCGATGTTGTCTTGAGCCACGAAAGAAAGGAGGCGAAGTGGCTTTAAACAGGTTTATATGATGTGCAGGTATGGAAAGGGATGAAGGGACATGAGCAACGGTGTGCGCCCGCAAAAGAAAATGAGCCAAAACCAACTTACGCACGCTTACCTTGAGGTAAACGGTAAGATTGACCGCCTTAACTTTGCGGTGACCCACGACATGCAACGGACCAACATTCTGTTGTTCACGCTTTTGAAGGAATTGGGTAAGGCCGAAGAAGTCAAGTGCGAATCCTGTGGAACAATCAACATGCGTCCCCTTCTCCAAGGTATTGAAGTGAATCCCATGTGCGTTGAATGCGGCGCACGCATTGACCCACTTCCCCAAGAAGCGTTCAGCGGCGAGATGATGGACGACTCCGAGGAATAATTTAAACGACAAAAATAATGTGGTGTTATCATGCGATACATTGTAGGTTCATCCGATATTGCAGATGTTGAAGCCGCCGTCAAGGAACATGGTGCAGAATCCGTGTATTGGTTGACCGACAGCACCCGAAGCAGGGATGCCACCCGTGCTGGTCTTGACCGCAACCACCTGCTTTCAGTCCAAAACCTCGGAAGCATGGAAGCAACGCTTGAGTTGTTCGGTGAAGGATGGAGCGAATACAGCGCAAAGCCAGCCCCCAAGCCCAAGGCCAAGAAATCGGCCAAAAAGGACGAATAGAAAGCCTTATAAGCCTTCAAACCTATGGTAAACCATGGGAGAGGCGAAGCGCACATCTACATACAACCCCGAAGAGGTTGGCGGAGAAGTGGTTCTTCGCGTGAGCAAGTCTTCCTACAACCAATACGCCATGTGTCCTCGGCAGTATTGGTGGAACAAAATCGCTCTCCCCGACATGGACATTCCTTCCAGCGAAGCCGCTATCCGTGGCACCGCCATTCACCAAGTCATGGAGGATGGACTGCGTGAGTTGTCAATGGATAAGACCTGCGAAATCAGCCATGATGTGAAGATGGACACCACCTTCAACAAGCACGCTATTGCTCAAGGCGTGCAGACCGAGGCTGGCGTGGATGCCATGCGTGAAATCCTTGAAGCGATTGCTGAGGAATGGGGCTACATTGAGATTGTGGAATTGGAGGATAAACACATTCACCCGTATTTCATCGGCGTCTTGACCGACGATGGCGAAATCAATTATCCGGTTGAATTGGTCGGCATGATTGACGGTGTGTTCCGACACCCCGACGGACACCTCGTCGTCGTTGAATTGAAGACCGGCAACGCCAACTCATCCAAGTTGTCAAGGACTCGTGGCGAGTTGTGCTTTTACCGCAAGTTGCTTATGCTCAAGGGCTACGATGAACCTACGCACTTCTTGACGATTTTCCCCGATGCCGACAACCCCGACTTCCTTATGTCGTTGATGGGTAAGCGCAACACGGAGGTCTACATGGGCGATTCACAGGGTTTGGCTGTGTATGAGGCGGTCGGCACCCGAAGCATCAATGCGATGGAGAAAAAGTTAAGCAACGCCGTTCACGGTATTATGACCCAAGAATGGCCTATCAAGTGGAACGAGTATTTCTGCACCCAATGGTGTGAATTCCACTTGTCGTGCAACGAAGAATTGCTTGGGATTGGTGAAGCGGTATGAACGGTTGTCCAAAGTGTGAAAGTGGGAATGTTCAAGTTGAAGTGATGTGGCGAGTGACCGGCAAAGAAGGCGATGCACCGGCGCAATTGGATGTAGCAGAATGCAAGGAATGTGGGCACCGATGGACGCTGGATTGATTGCTTTCCCCCGTGAAATGGGGCTCAAGCGGTCGCTGTGTAGAAGCCGACAACAACTCCGAGAATACATCGGGAGACTTAACGGTAAAAGCAACCTCTACACCTCGCTCTACGCTTTCCGTGATGTTGAGCGAACAAAGGCGTGGAAGGTTGATACATCAACGGCGATAATTGACCGTGCATGGTGGGACTTTGACGCAGGTGAGCGAGGCGACATTGAACAGGTCAAGAACGATGTTCGTGAATTGCTCGCCCGTTTGGTGGGAGATTGCCGAGTTGTTGCCACGGGTCGTGGATTTCATGTTCACCAACTCTTCAGCCGACCTGTGGTGGGACGAGATTTTGATACGCACTTACAGCGATACCAGCGATTGATGAGCGACGGTCTACCTACGCTGGACGGCTTCGCTTTTCCCGCAAAATTAACTCGCATCCCGAACACTTACAACTGCACCCGCAAGCGGTGGGCGGTTGTCATTCCTCCGAAGGCCATCCTTGACGACGATTTCAAAATCCCAAAGCGTCCTGTCAAGGAATGGGGCGAGCATTGTCCATTCTTCGGCAAGCCCAACCAAAGCGACTTTGACTTCGTTATGTGGGTCAACAACAACCCGCCGCCAAAGGTGGAAATGCAACCATTCACGGGCGAAGTCGGCTCGGCTGGCGATGTCCCCATCATGCCCTGTCTTGAGAAGGCCATCAACGCCAACAGCCCTACGCACGAAGTCCGTGTTGCTCTCGTCCAGCACATGAGTCAAGAGTTGCGGTGGTTCGCTGACCCATCTACGCTTTCCCAAGAACAACGACGGGAGATTGAGGACACCATCTTCTCTTATCTTAAAAGTCTCAAGTGGGACAATTGGAATGAACACAAAAGTCGGCAGGGCATCCGCACGAACATTGGCTACGCAAACGCTCCGTCGTGTCGTTGGTATAATCTGCGTGGGATGTGCGAGGGCAAGTGCTGGCGTTATGACGGCACGATAGATTGATAAAACGGAGGCATGATTTGACACCATGCTTCTCATTGACCATCGTGAGAACCCCAAATTGATTCACAAATTGTTGGTCAAGTTGGGTGATGCGGACAGGGATGAACGGGGCCATGCCCGAACCCTGCAAATGAACACCGGCGATTATGTGCTTGGTGATTGGGGAATTGAGGCAAAAGAAATCAACGACCTTTACCGTAGCATTCTCGGTATCGGTCGCTCTCGCACAATCGTCGCTCAACTCACGGATTTGTGCCAATCGTTTGACAAGCCGTTCCTCGTGGTCTACAACACCGAATTGAAGCCGTGGTTTCACGGACGCAAGCCGAGCGCACGGGAGTTGTCGGAGGAACGACGCAAGATGGCCGCTGTGATTCATTCGTTCAAGTTGACGATGCACCAGCGATTCCCCAAGTTGCACTTCCTACAACTCACGACGATGGACGACTTCGTGGAATGGCTCTACATCAACCACCGACAGAATGTTATCGCAAAAGTAAAACCACCGAAAGCCCACAAGCCGGAACAAGTCATTGTTGAGGAAACCGATGATAGGGTGAAGGCGTTGATGGGGTGTGGCATTTCACGAGAGCAGTCCGTTGCCCTGTTGGAACACTACGGCTCAATCAGCGTGCTGTTGCAGAAGAAAACCCGTCAAAAAGAAATGGTGAAAGTAAGTGGCATCACGCACAAACAGGCCAAGCGTGTTCTCGCTCTACGCAAGGATTTCACCGATAAGGCGTGAATCCCGACACCGAGGTTCCGAACCCTTTCACGCTGAAACGCTGGAAGTTGACGCCAATGTTGTGAATCACGAGCGACGAGAAGTTGGAGTCGTCGTTGCCGGTGCCGGGAGTCCTCTTGATTGAAACGCTGATGGTGTTCCCTGCCGTTGAACAGCCCGAAAGGCTGGTTGTCAAAATCGGGAATGCCCGCTTCTCTTGATTGCCGCTCAAAGTGATGGTTCGTGAGTCCGTAGAGCCTGTTTCAAGACATTCTACATTGACGGTCAAGACAGCCTTTGTTGTCCCGTCGCCACCAAGCGAATACATGCCGTTGATGGTGAGGATTTCGTCGGAAACATCGTCGGGCACCTTGATGCTCATTGTGTGCGTTTGTGTGAATCGGTCGCTTGAGTCGGGATTTACAACGCCGGTAAAAATCATGCCCTCCGATGATGCGACCGCCGTGGCCGATGCCGGTTGCGTATCGTTTCCGAGCCCGTCTACGGCCCGTTGTGTGTTCAAGGGGGGTGGGGTGCGCTTCTGCCCAAGAACGCCAAAGGTGGACTCGGAAACGCCATTTTCCAAGAAGTCCAAGCGGGCCTTGATGTTGCCGTATGAGGATGAAGCCATTTGGTTGCTCGCAAATTGCTTCGTGAACGACTCTTGGATGCCTTGGCTCTTACCACCCTCAAGCGGGAATGGGTCTACGGCGTCCTCGCCCACTTTATGCAAGTTGCCACCGGGCGGCACGGGTGGTCGGTTTCTGCGTGGTCGCTCACGAGAAGTCCCGCCGCCGACTTGGCCGCTGGATGCTTGCTGTCCACGACCACGGGCAACCGACGGGAAGAGATAGCCAGCCAACCCGCCTTTGTCCTTGGTTTGGTCGCGTTCAAGCGTAAGCGAAACCTTCTCAATGTCCCTGCCATCAACTCGCCAATCAATGTTCGTGATAACCATTGACTCCGAGGACAGGCCAAGGCCGCTGTCGGTGAAAGTGACCGTAGTCGCTGGTCGCCAACGAATGTCCTCAACGATGTGGATTCGTGGACAATACCACGCATTTCTCGCTCCCATCAAACCGGACATCGTGTCATATTTCCGGGCACCGAGAGGGAAAATGGATTGGCTGTTCGTTGCCGTCCATGCGCTCGGCCCGAAGTTGGTGATGTCGTGTGCGTTGTGAAGGATTCCCGAGGCAGATGGGTCGCCGCATCGGTGATACAGCAGGGATTTGAGATAATCTACATTTACCGAAAGAGTTATTCTTGCACCGGACGGTTGAGAAGCCCAATAGGTAGAAGGGATTTGGATTTCGTAGAATCCGTTGCGCTTGACATTCACGGTTGCGAACGACGACGAGGTTCCGGCCAGCGTCGGTGCGTAGGTGCTTTGTCCTCCACCATGATTGGTGAACGGTGTCGTCCCCGTGGCAAAGGCAAAGTCGGTCAATCCGATGGTGAATTCGGCGTTGTCAATGTCGGTGCCGCTTTGTCCGTCTTTGAGCGCAACCCAAACGCGCAGGTGTTCGTTTGGCGTCCCGTCGCTCGTCAACGGACAACCGCTCGGGATATTGACGACCTGCACCGCATGACTGACGCTGTGTGCGCCCCACCACCAATAATGTTCGGTGTAGGACACGGTGGCGTCGGCGGCACTTGAAGCAGGGGCGATGAAGCCTTTTCCGAAGCGGTCACGGTAGAACCTGTCGCTACCCGTCTGCCGGCCAAGGTTCCCGTCCATGGCGTTGCACATGCCGCTCGCCAGCGTGCCGTTCATGCCCGACCAATCCCAATTCGTCGTTTGAAGGATGGGAGCATAGGCTGGACCGAGGACGGCCTGTTGCGTGATTCCACGCTCACCGTGCCGTGTTGGGTCTGCGATGTAGCCGTATCGTCCTTTGTCCAGCATTTTGTCGTCGTGCGTCAAGTCCCGCATGACATCGCCTTTGACCCGGATTGCTTTTGTTTTAGCCTTGAAATATTCTTCCTTAGCCACAGCCTCGGCTTCTTCTGCAAAGGTGATTTCCGGCACTTCAACGATTTTCCAGCGGTAGGTTTGGTCAAGCGTTGGTGCCGGGTGGTCTGCGAAGGATGCGCCGTTGTTGTAGTAGACACGGACATTCGTGATGTGGCCCGACATTTGAGCGTCAAGGCTTGATACGGTCAAAATGTCCCTGTTGACCACTTCACCGAGGTTGTAAGTCGGACGAACCTCCAATTTGTTGTCCCGCCCCATTTGGTAGGTGATTGGCAGTCGCTTGCTGTTGCTATACCCAAAGCCCGTGGCTTCCACGGATTCACGCATGATGGAGAACATGGACTTGCCGCCACGAGCGTCGTAAGGTGCGCCGAAAGAGTCAAAGTTGGCGTCGGTGCCGTCCGTGGTCATGTTGTTTGTCAACGGGATAGAGCCGTGGTCAAACCAGCAAGAAATTGACGATTGGGCGAGCCATGTCTTTGACAGGTTCAACGACCACAAAAAGCGTGATTTGTCGCTCAACCAATAGGTGCCGAGGTTGGGTGAAACCACATGTCCGTCAATCTTCATCAAGAAGCGCAAGGCAAATCGGGGACTTACACTTCCCACAATAATAACTTCGTCAAACGCACCCGTGGTGCCGGTTGAGCCAGCCGCATTCAAGGTGATTTGTGCCGTGCTTCCGTTGCTCTTGAGAACATCGTCCATCAGCACACCCTCAAGGAAGGATTCTGCGGCTTCGGGTGTGAAATTGGTTGCCGCATCGGATTGCAGATAGACACCGTAGAGTTGTTGTGGGATGCTGATGCTGTCGCTAACGGCGACATCCTGTCGGGTGCTTCCTGTTTCGGCAAAAATAGTGCTGGTGTCAATTGTGATGCCCGTTGCGGCTACGGCGGAGATTTGGGCCACCCACTTTGCAGTCACATTCCGAACCCTCATGCCGACCTTGACGCCATCATTCACAAAGTCGGCACCACTACATGTGATAACGAAGGGGCTGGCCGTAGAAGCCGTGGCCGAGGTTGCGCTTTCAACAACGCTTGCGTCCAACTTTGCATCGTAGGTGTAGTAGAACACCTCAAACGAAGGATTCTGCCCGTTGACATCTCTTGACGCTTTGATTTTGCCGAACCCATCGTCGGGGAAATCAGCGATGAGCGAGGTGGAGGGCTTGGTTTCAATCACGGTGTCGCCCGTGTTGATGCTTCGGTTCAATTCTGCGGTGGCACCCACCCACTTACGGAAATTCTCGTGGAATCCGTATGGCACAGCGTTGTTCTTGTTGGTGCTTGTGGCTTGCGCCCAATAGTTGTCCATCAAGACCGGGAATCCGTGATATTCGGTTTCATAATCCCCGATGTTGCGACGACCACCGCTACGCTGTCCGAATGTTCCCCCGTTGATAAAAGTATTGAGGTTAAAAAACTTTGAACAGTCGTAGACGAGGAACGAACCACCTTTGCTTTCCCAAGAGCGCAACACCGACTCCCTGTTTTCGTCAGCGACTTTGCGAACGAATGGACCTGTGCCCGTGTAAGTGTCGTTGCTGGTGAATGGTGTGGTGGAACAGGTTATGGTCTTGGTTGATGTTCCCGAGATGCCCGAGATTGTGTGAACGCCGTTGTAGTGCGCCGAGTCAAAAATAATGATTTTGTCGTTGACCGCCAAATCCGAAACACCGCTGTCCGAAGTAAGCAACTTGAATTGAATCCCGCCGCTGGCATTTTTGATTGCGTTCCCCGAGCCAAAGTTGCTTATTTCCATCGTGGCTCCTGTGCCAAACGGCGTTGACCACGGAGCGTTTGTCGTGGGGTCAACTTCGCTGTCCAACTCCCAAATGTCCAAGTCCTCGCTGATTTTCAAATCGGTGAATTCGTCGTAGGAGCCATCCTCATTGAATTGGTCTGTGAAAGAAATAGAGACTTCATAATTTTGGTTCACCGGTCGCATCAGCCCAAAGGTTTTCTTTCGGAAGCCTCCGTCTGCATCTGCATCAGCGTCGTTTCGCATGTCGGCCCATTGTAGCCACACATGCTTGTAGTCAATGCCCGTAGAAAGCGTATAAACGGCCTCTCCCGAGCCGTGGTCAATGGAAAGCCCCTTGACCCCTACGAGGTAGTGGTTGCCGTCGTTAGCAGGGCTTACGAAGCCGTTGTAGGTGAAGGTGTCAATGAACCCATCCGAGTTGACGACTTGACCAACACCGTGAGTCTCCGAATCGGAGATGAACGACGAGGACACTTGGATAACATTTGAGTTGGCTGTGAACGCCGCTTGAGCCGTCCCTGCGTCAGCGAACGAGAATCCGTAAATGCCGAAGTGCTTCTTGAACCAAGCCGACTTCGGCAAATCCCGCATCCAAACGGCGTGCTGGTCGCGATACAGAAGTTGCGTGTCGTCGGTATCGCTCACGAATCCTTCCTCAAAGGTATAATCCACCGAGCGACCGGTGATAACAGGCATCCCCGAACCTGCCTTGTTTGTTTTGACATAAAACTTACCGCCGCTGGTTTCTGTTGCCATCACGGTGTAGAAACCTGCCGTTGGGTCGGTTCCGCTGTTGCCGTTCTCCGACACGGTGATGATGTCCCCTACCTTGAGCAAGGTTCCGTCGCTCTTGGCTGGATGAACGCTGAATTGCAGAATCACAAAGCCGGACTCAGCACCGGTGGATGGGAAGGTGCTTCTGTCTCCCTCAAGAACGCCCGAGCCGCCTGTGGCGTTGGGCACATAGGGGATGTCGGAAGAAGCGTATTCCAAACCCTGCGTCCCCGACACACCGAAGGGTGTGCTGTCAATTGATGCAATCGTTTTACCGTTGGCGTTGTGGTTCACCGTGCCGTAGATGTCGGGTGTGTCGCTGGTTGTGTAGCCTGTTGAACCGTGAGCAAGAATGATTTGGGTTGCCCCGCCTGTTGTTTTGTTGATGCCCTTAATTTTGTAGCCCATCCATTCGTTCTCAACGCTGTTCGGGCCAGCGGTGTCCTCGTTATTATACATTTGAATCGGGTGGGCTGTGTTCAGTCGTGTTCGCTGTTCGGCCAATTCTTTGTAGGAAGTCGGGGACTCAAAGCCGATGGTGCTTTGGGACTCTTGCAGACGAGCCGCACCCAAGAACATGGATTCGGCTAACAAATCAACCTCGCTTTGGCGGGAAAGCACTTGGTCGCTTTCACCGAGGCCGATTTGACCAATCTCCCAAGAGGTGATTTGGCGGTCAAGCAACGACAGCGAATCGCGAGCCATGATGTTGATTTGCCGTGTCCTGTCGCTTGCGTGTTGTTGGACGACGACCGACTCAATGATACCGCACCAAAGGGGACGGTCAATGTTGCCGTTGAACATGAGCAAACGCCAATCGGTGATGTCGTCGTTGGTGAACCACGGCGTAAGGTTCTGCTCGGTATCGTCGTCAAAAATGCTGATTTCTGCTTGGCTCACGCCATTGACAGGCATAGTGCATGTGAAGGAGTTGACGGGGGCAGGGAGGCTTGTTCCGTCGGGCATGTCCGTCAGCGGTCGGTAGAGGGCCACACGGTCAATCAGCGTGGCGACAACCATGTGGTCGTAGGTAGACGAAACACCCTTCACGAACAATTCCCACCCGGTCATTTCGGACGCCTTGAAGGCCGCAGAAGTCTGCGTGTTGTTGTTCATCGTGTAGCCCGATGAATATGCACCAGCCGTGGGGTTGGTGGCGGTGACCTCGGTGCCATCGTGGTAAACCTTGAATTTGTTGTTGGTGTAGTCCATTTT